TGATAAATTAACTGGGCCTTCTGCTTTTGGCTCCCACCAAGCAACCGCATCAACAATAACCATTGGGGCTACTTGTTGATAATCTTTAATAACCTGAATGTTTACCCACTTATCTACGTGAGCAATTGCTACAGCACACTTGTCGTGTTTCTGTGCAAGGTCAGCGTGAATGTAATATATTTTTTCTGGATCAGGTTTAAATGATTCATCAAACCTTCTAAAGTTATCAACTGGGTTTCTTAATGTCATGCATTTTTCTAATTTATCTTTTTGTTTAAAAAATGCATCTGATGCAAATGTTGGCGTACATGCAAAACGCATCATTGCATCACCAAGATCTGTGTAAAATGCTAATTTAAAATCATCTATTTTTCTAGTAGGGTTCACATCCCATGTTGGTTTTTTAAGTGCTAAAACTTTTGGAACCTTATAAGAAATAATTGTATCTTCTTCCCATGAAATTTCAAATTGATTATTTGGATCATCATGTGGTAGGTCTTCGTTCATAATAAAGAGGTGCTTCTTTTCAATAGTTTCTTTTTCTGCAATAACATCTTCATATCTTTTAGAAATAAAGTCACCTTGATAACGAGGGAATGAAAGTAATACTACTTTACCTAAATCTGGAAAACGAGAGTCTACAGATCCACGAAATGCTTTATAAATATTTTCTGCAGTTTTACCTTGCTCATTACCAGTTCCGACTTCAGATGCAAAACCAGAAATTTCATCAAGGACTGCAAGTAATAAGTTTAAACCTTCATGCGATTCTCTCTCTGAGTGTCCAGAGTAAACTGTAATTGATTTGTCAAACTCAACACTATCGGCCTTTGCATTATACTTTCCTGCAAACCATGGTGATTTTTCTATCTTAGTTTTAAATCCTTTAAAGAATACGTTTTTTGCTTGTTGTGCGTTAATGGCTACGTTTATGATATCAATTGCATCCCCGCTTGGTTTTCCATAATATCTAGCAGGATCCTTAAGACACAATAATTTGTATACTATATATGCACAGGCTACCGTTGATACAAAGTCTTTTCCAGATCCCTTTCCAAGTTGCAAAATAATTTCATTTTTAGTGTATTTATCAAAATACTGAGCGCCAGCAACAGATCCAAATATTTCTTGTAATTCTTCTTTACGATAAATTTGACTCATTGCTTCTACAATTTCATACTGAATTGAAGACAGTTCTGGCTGGCCAAGATAATCAGCAGATTCAACAAATGTTTTTGCGTCTACTGGAATTTCATCAAATTGATTTTCTTTTAAAACTTCTAAAAAATCATTGAACATCTTGGACAATTGTAATTACCTCTCCCTCTTTAGCAATCTGAGAAAGTCGTCTCATAATTAAATCACGAACCTCTGGATGGGTTGAGGCAATGTCTCTTAATATTTCAACAAGGACCTCTTGTCGTCTTTCAATTTCAACCATTTCTTCTGCAAGTTCTTTATTCTCTAGAAGTCCTGCTTTTTGCAACATCTCAATTCTAGATTTTTCAATATCCATTACTAACTTAATTGCTTGAGTTTTTGCACTAAGATTATTAGTCATACTTGATTCATCAATTACTTCATAAGCCTTTGTGATAAGTTTAGTATAGTGTGTGTCAGCACCAGCAAGTGCTTCTTTAGCACGTGCACGAATTGCGTCATTAGCAGAAGCCATAACCTTCCACTCGTTAATTAATGAAACAACACGAGTACGAGGAATGTCTAACTCTTTAGAAATTTTTGTTGGATCTTGACCTTTAAGATATTCTGTAACTACCTTATTAACTTCGTCAAGATGTTCAATTAATTCTGTTTCAGTTGACATTTTTTTCCTTTGCTATCTTCAATAATACCAGATATCCTATTAGATCGTCAATATCATTATCTCCAGGATAATCTGTGCCTTTCATAAGACGACTTAGTTTGTCATCAATTCTAACTTTAAGTTGTTCTGCTGGATCTGACTTACTGAAAATTCTTACAGGATCAAGGGCAGAATCTCCATATGCTATATTTTTTTCTATAAGCATTTGTGCTATAGAGTGACACGTTTGCCAAATTGATTTACCAGATGGCGCTCCAATTGAGTGAAGATAAAGATCATCACATTTAAAATTTTTAACATCTTCGTATACTGGTTTTAGTTTCATTTGTACTCCTCTGTTTGCCACGCAATATAATTTTCTCCAAAAACTTTTTCTTTTTTACCTGCTCTGTAGTGCTTAATTGCTTCATTGTGTATTTTTTTTGCTTCTTCGTTTTTATACAACATAAAAGTATTTTTATTAATTTCTTCAGAGGTAACTGTTTGAATTATAGAATCTGTAAAAATAATATATCCAACTTCTTTTGTAACATAATCAATAATGTTGTTATAACTATTTTTTTCATAGTATTTTGTTTTTATATTGTTTATAATATTTTTTAAAAAAACACTATTTGCTTCTGATGCAAAAATCATTTGTGAATATCCTGGACCGTTTGGTTCTTCAGATGCAATAAAATCATGACTTAAATCAAAAAAATGTCCTATTGATTCTTTGCATAAGATATCTAAATCTGCATATAGCCCTCCGTTTATGTAAAGGCACAGATATCTCCAAAGATCTGCTTTTGAAATGTTTGTTTTATAAGAATTATAAATATCAAACCACTCTTGTCCAAAATTATTTAAAACAAACTTTGCTCTTTCTTTTCCAGAGACATACTTATATTCCCAATCTGGATTTTTTTCTTGCCAAGAATTAGCACACTCTAAGGCTAATGGCGGTAAGTCTTGATATTCTGACTCATATGTTTGCCAAATTATTTTAGGAATCATCTTTTTGATTTCCTTAATCCAAATTTTGCAAGGTAGACATAGATCGTCTCAACACTAGTTCCACACTCCTTGGCAATATCTTGTGGAGACTTTTTGTCCATAACAAACCTTTTACGGAGCCAAGCCTCGCTTGTATACAGTTTAGCAGCCATGGTATTATTTGTCAACTTTTTTCATTAATATCATAATTAAACCTATTAGAGTCTTCTAAAGTCCATTTATCTTGGTTTTCTACATCCCATTTTTTTTCATTAATAATCCTATCAATAACATAGTCCTTTTTTAAAGTAAAAGAAGGTTCATAAATACGAACTCTATTGTTTGGCTGTATAGCAAAGTTTCCATCATCTCTTTGTATAACATGGCCACATTTATGTTCCGCTGGATTTTCTGAATAACCGTCATCCAAAACATTGGAGTCTGGATTATGCCAGTCAAGTGTAAATAAATATGTTCCTTTATGCATAGTTTTTGTTCTATCAATGTAAGACATTTTAAGGTTTGTTAGGTTTTCAAATTTTGTTACAGATATATGATGACTAAAAGCATTCCATAAAACCAAATTATGTATATCTTGTTCTGGTACTCCAGGCTGTGCACAAAATGCGCTAATTGGCATTCTCCACCACAAACCACCATCTTCCATCATTATATGAAACAATGGGCTTCTACTTTTTATGCTTGCTACTCCAAAAATAACACATGGAAAATATTTATCATGACTATCTTGTTGATTTCTTAAATAGTTTCCACGGACATAGCACTCAATTGGTGGTATGTTAGCGTTTAACTCTGGCATTATTCCTCAACTCTCATTGCTTTATTCCAATTATTAATAGCCCAATGGCCGATACCACAAGCATCAGCAACGTCATTATCGTTAATAATTTTATCATAGTTGATTTCAATTAATTTAATTGTCCTTTCTTTCCTAACTTGTCTTTCATAAGACTTATACCAAGAGTCCGACTTTCCTGGATTTTTTGCTCTAATGTCTACCTGTTCTTCTTTTGTTAATCTTTTATTGCCTAAATAATTTTGCCAAGTTATTGGCGCTACAGTTCCTATAATCTTTGTTCCAGTTAATCCTGCTGCACCTAATAGTGCTCCTTGAACTAGCGCTAGATCTGCAGCAGTTTTAGGGCTATTCATAAATACCGTATGTTCAATTACGATTGCTTCAAATCCTCCAAAATGTTCAAAGAATGCTTTTGTTTTGGCACAAGCATCCATCACTTTTTCATAATTTGTTTTTCCATTAAAATTAATTTTACCAATACTTCCCAGTGTGTTGTCATTAAAAATAGCAAAAGCAAGACTGTTTGTGCTTGCATCAATAGCACAAATTCTTTTTGGATTATTCTTGTTCATAGTCAAAGAATCCTTTTAGTTGTTTTAACATTTTGTCTACTTCTTTTTTATTTATATTACAATTAGAGCAAAAGCCAGAGTCATTATATATTGAAAGTTGTTCTTTACAACCGCCAATACAAAGTCTTTTCTTACCTATCCTTCTTTGTCTACGAGTTATTTGATACCTTTCGGCTATCTTTATCTTAGTGGCTTCTTCTCTACAAACATCTCCACAATAAATTTGATAACTTACCTTTGGCTTAAACGGGGTCTCGCATCTTTCACATAGTCTCACATTGATTAATCCTCTTCATCCTTTAATAGAACCAAAGGCTTAATCTTAATTGTTCCTTCTCCTGCTTCAGCGCAGGCTTTTTGAATTGGGCACACCTTGCAAATTTTTGAATTTGAACGATAAGGCACCTGTGGCAATTCTTTGTCTTGCCAATTTTTATAAACCATTTTCATCCAGTCAAAGGCTTGCTCTACCCAATTACGATAATGATCGTTTACAACTACTGGTAAAGTAAGTAATTCATGATTGTTTTTATTTTCATAAATCATTACACCTTTACGAATTTTCCAAACCTTCATGTACATTAGTAATTGCATTAAGTGACCCATTTTAGGTTTTCTACTTATTTTTTTATACTCAAAATCATCATTTCTTATTGTTTTAATTTCACCAACAAGCCTCTCACCTTTATAATCAATTATGACATCGCCATATCCATCAAAAGGTGGATCATCAATCTTAACTCTAAACTCCATTGCTGGATGAGTTTGTTTATTATATTTTCTTGGCTCTGAATCAAATTCTAAATCTTGTGCAAGTAAGCCAGAGGCTTCTATTGCTTCTTGAATTCTTCCATGTCCAAGGCTTCCTTGCGTTCTATTTGCTACACCAATTGCATCTGAATTATCATAAAATATTTGACCATCAAATGCTAAATACCAATACCTTGGACACTCTCCTGAGCCATAGGTTAGATTAGATGCTGAGAAGTTATTTTTCTTATTAAACTTTGGTTTTGTTTTAGTAAGATAACCAGCATTTATAGCAGTTGCCAAACCTTCAACAAGGTTTTCATCTTCTTCACTATTTCTTTTTTTCTTTTTGGTATCTTTAATCATAATCTGATTTAATAGGTTTTTAGCCACGTTTCATCCTTTGTTTATATTAATTATAGCAGGTTAGCGCATTATGTATTTAAGCGCTGATACCAAATCGTTTATTGCTTGTGCTGCTGTAAAGTATATGTTTTTC